GTGAGCCGTTGCCGATGCTGTCGATCCTGGAGGCGCCCCGGCCCGAAGACGGCCTGCTGCTGCCCGTGGCTGCGGAGAACAACCGCCGTAGCGTGCGGGAGTGGGGTCTGCTGATCCAGGGCTGGGCGGTCGACGACCCTGAACACCCGACCGACCCCGCCTACTACCTGATGGCCGCCGTAGAGCAACGCCTGTCCGACATCGTGGCCGTCCGGACGTCCGGCCAACCGGTCGACCCGGCGGTCTACCGCCTCGGCAACAATGCCGCCGGCAAGCCGCGGATCTCCGGCGCCACGATCGGCCCGGGCTTGGTCCGACCGCCGCAAGAGGGAATCAGCGACACGGCTTTCTTTTACCTGCCGGTTTCGCTACAACGCACAGTAGACCCCGCCAACCCGTACGAGTGAGGCAACCATGGCCAACAATTACGTCCTCGGACGTGGCAAGCTGTATTTCGATCGGTTCGCCGCCGACACCACGACCGGCACCGGTGAACGGTATCTCGGCAACACGACCGAAGTTGTCCTCGCCGTGGCTGTCGAGAACCTGGAGCACTACTCCAGCGACGAGGGCATCCGAATCAAGGATATGTCCGTCGAGACCCAGCGGACGCGGTCCGGCCGGTTCACGACGGACAACATCACCGGCGACAACCTCGGCTTGATTTTCGGCGCGGAGCCGACCAACCGGACCACGACCGAGATCACCGACGACGGCGACACGCTGACCGTTCAGCGCGGGTATTACTACCAGCTTGGCACACGGGCACACCGTCCCGAAGGTGTGACGAACGTCTCGTCGGTCCTTGTGCGCGACAACACCGGCGTCAAGGCGACCGGCACGCTGACGTTCAGCGGCCAGCCGACGGCCGACGACACCCTGACGATCAACGGGGTCGTGATCACGTTCAAGGCGAGCGGCGCGACAGGCAATCAAGTCAACCTCGGCGGCTCGGCCACTCTCACGGCACAGGCCGTCAAGGCGTTTATCAACGACCACCCGGACGAACTCCAGGTCGTCGCGACCGGCGCCTCGACCGTCATCACCCTGACCGCCGTTACGGCCGGCACCTGGGCCAACACGCTCGGCATCGCCCGTTCCGGCACCCACCCATCGCTGTCCGCCTCGGCCCTGGCCAGCGGCACGAACGGCGGCACGATTCCTTCGGCCGGCAACTGGACCGTCGACGAGACGATGGGCCGGCTGTACATCGAAGAAGACAGCAACATCGCCAACGACGACATCCTTGTCGTGTCGTACGATGTCGAGACCCACACCGAAGAAACCTTGACGGCGGACGACCTTCTGGTCGAGGGCGCCCTGCGCTACATCGCCGACAATCCGGAGGGCGACGACCGGGACTTCTTCATTCCCCGGGTCAAACTGTCCCCGACCGGCGACCTGCCCATGAAGGGCGATACATGGCTGTCGGTCACGATGACTTTCGAAGTTCTGACCCTCGGCACCTACAAGCAGGTCTACTGGCGGAAGCGGTGATCCATGGCCCTCGCTGACTACAAGCCGGAGACGCGCAACATCGCGTTTCCGGGCGGCGACTTTGATGTCCGCGGTCTCGGGGTCGCGGACCTCACGATTCTGTTCACGTCGTTCGTCGACGATATCGAGGCGGTCGAACGCATCCTGTCCGGCCAGATCAAGGGCCGTACGCTGACTCCGCAGGCCGGTGTGAACATCGCCATGGACTTTGTCCGCCAGGCGCCGAATTTCGTGTCGGCGGCCATCGCGATTGCCGCGGCGCCGTCGACCGCCGAGTTCGACCCGTCGTTGGTCCGAAAGGCGGCAACCCTGCCGCTGCACGCCCAGGTGACCGCTCTGTCGGCGATCGGCAGCCTGACGTTCCAGGACGTCGCGGGCCTGGGAAATATCTTGGCGACACTCCTCCAGACAGCCGGCGCGATGCTGCCGGCGGAGCCGTCGCCCGGGGCCGCCCTGCCCTAGTCTGGTACTGGCTACAGCGCGACTCGGCGTCCCTGCTGGTCGCCAACGGGTTCACCCGGGAGGAGGCACACCGGCTACCGTTGGGTGTGCTGTGGTCCGAGGCCCATCTCGTACAGCGTCGTGTTAGACAGGCGCACGCGACGGATGCTATCCTGTTCCATGCGGCGGCTGTCGATGTTCTCAGCACGAACAGCAGCCACTTCAAAACGACGCTGGAGCGCCTGACCAATGGTTGATCGTCGGGATGTCGAACTGGCGATGCGGGTCAAGGACCTGGCGTCGGCCGACTTCGCGAAGATCAAGACCGCCGTCGACAACCTGAACACGTCGCTCGAAGCCCAGGTAGCCGGCGCTCGTCAAGGCAAAGTGGCTGCCGGCGAACTCCGCGAATCCCTGTCCAAGCTGGAGCAAATCGAGAAGGCGCTGGTCTCGCAGCAGGCGCTCCTCGACAGGTACCGCGACCTCGCGAAGAAAATGACCGAGTTCTCGGCCGGCGCAAAGACGGCGCGGGACGCATCCGAGGCGCTGGCGAAAAGCCTGACCGCCGGAGAAGTTTCGGCCGCCGCGGCGCGACGGCAGCAGGAGCAGCTTGCCAAGACCGCCGACCGCATGTCCGAATCTTACCACCGGACACGGAAATCGTTTTACGACACCCAGGTCGAACTCCTGAAGACGGGGATCGGCGTCAAGGACTTGGACGCCTCGCAAAAGGCGCTGATCAACACGGCGACCCAGGTCGGCCAAGCCAAAACCGTGTTGTCAGCGTCGCTGTCCGGGTACGCCCGAAACCTCCGGCTGGCGAAAGAGGAAGCCAAGGCTCTCGCCGCCGAGGAGAAGAAGCTGGCCGCCCCTGGCGGTGCGGCGCCGGCGCCCAGTCCTGCGCCAAGCCGCCCGGCCGCTGGCGGCGTCTCGTCGGCCGCAGGGCCATCCGGCCCCCGTCAGCGGCCCGGCCGCGGCGGCGACACCGGCCTGTTCGGCCTTCGCGGGTTCGAACTCCAGAACCTCGGCTATCAGGTAAACGACATCGTCACCCAGTTGGCGAGCGGCACCGGCATCGGCCAGGTGATCGGGCAGCAGGGCGGCCAGATCCTCCAAATCTTCAACCGCAACCTGTTCGACTTGATCGGGTTGATCCCTCGCTACGCCGGCGTCATCGCCGTGGCTACGACAGCCACGTTGGCTTTCTTCGAGGCGGCCCGGCAGCAGGAGTCGACCAAGCAGTTCCGGGCGGACCTGTTGGCGACGACAAGCGGCCTCGCCTACCAGGCGACCCAGTTGACGGCGATCCGAGACAAGGTCCGGGATTACGGCGTGTCCTGGGCAGACGCCGGCGAGGCCATTCGGTCGGCGATCGGCAGCGGGGTCGCCCAGGATCGGATCGCCGGGTTCCTGAAGGTGTCGCAGGACATCGTCGACCGGGTCGGCGGCAAAGTGCCCGAGGTCTTCAAGGCGTTGGTCGAGGGGTTCGGGGCCGGCTACGAGTCGATCGTCAAGTTGAACCAGCAGTATCAATTCCTGACGGCGGCCCAGGCCGAGAACATCAGGGGGATGTTCGAGAGCGGCAAACAGGCGGAGGCCAACGCGACGGCGTTCGACCTGTTGTCGGCCCGTCAGCGAGCGGCGGCGGAGGAAGGGCTAGGGCCGTGGGGTCGGGCGCTCCGGGAGGTCGGGGGCCTCTACCGGGACTTCATGCGTTGGCTCTCGGACACCGGGCCGATCTCCGTCGCCGTGGCTGCCTGGAACGGACTAGCAACCGTGGTCGAGAAGGTCGCCAAGGCTCTCCGGTCGGCGGGCGCCGCGAACGCCCAGGCCCAGCTTAAAGACGCACAGGGGCAACTCTCCGGTTTGTCGGCCCGGCAGCAGGCCGAAGGTCTGCCGCAAGAGATGATCGACCAAGAACGGGTGGCGCTCCAGATGCGGATCAAGCAACTGGAGGACTACCTGAACCCGCCAGCGGAAGGGGCGCCGGGTGCCCTGGCTGTGCGTACGGACGCCGGCCAGATCACGGTCAACGACTACGTTCGCGGGCTGGAACGCCAGAAAGAGGCGGTCATCGGCCTGACCGACGAGCGACGGCGCGAACTCGCGGTCATCTCGGCGCTGGAGAACGCCCAGAAAATGGGCGTCACGCTGTCCGACGCGGAGACTGCGGCGATCAGCAACCTCGCCCGCGAGACCGAAGACGCCAAGATCAAGACGGAACGGTACACCGAGAGTCAGAGACGGCTCACGCAGGCCGTCAAGGATGGGACCAACGCCGCCGCCATCGCGGCTGCCGGCGTCGCGGGCGAGGGCCAGGCACGGGCCGCGGGGGTTGTGACCCGGGAGGGCCTGAAGGCCGCCAGGGAGCAAGCGGAGGCCCAGGAACGCGAACGTCTGGCGGAGGCCGAACGGGAGCGGAAAGCCGCGGCGGCCAAGGCTCGGTCCGCCGCCGCCGCAGGTCGGGCCGAGTTCGGCCGCGAGTCGAGCCTGATGTCGCAGTTGTCGGCGCTGTCCCGCGCCGGTGGCGCCCGGGGCTTGGTCGACCTGGAAGAACGTATCCGGGAGATCGACGATCGGTTCGCCGCGTTGGCCAGGAACATCCAGGCGTTCCGTGCGGCCGGCGGGACGGCGATCGGCGGCAAGTCGATCGGCGCCTTCGAGTCGCAGGCGGCCGAGGCCCGTGATCGGGCCGCCGCCTTGGAGACCGTACGGTTCCGCGAGGAAGATATCAACCGGATCATCGCGGAGCGGAATACGCAGGTCCAGACATACAACAACCTGGCTCAGACCGGCGCGGTCACCCTGGCCGAAGCCCAGGACCGCGTGGCTGCTGCCTACGCCAAGACGACGCCGGAGATCCTGGAGGCGGTAGCGGCACTCGAAAAACTGATCGGCTCGTCCGACACCGCAAAGTACCTGAGTACCAACCAGATGGACTTGCTGACGGCGAAGGCCCAGCAATTCCGGTCGGAGGCCCGGTACATCGACCCGCTCATGGCGCGGATCGAGAGCAGCGCGTCGCAGGCGTTCACGTCGTCGGCCGTGGCGGGAATCCAGGACGTCACGAAGGCGATCGCTGAAGCCGCCACACAGACAGGTAAGTGGGGCGACGTCATGCGCTCCGTCGGCAACATGGCGTTGAACGTGCTGGCCTCGATCGGGCAGGCCGTGGCTAAGGCCATCTTCGAGATCTACGCCGCCCGGGCCGCATCGTCGCTTGTCGCCAGCGCCTCGTCAGGAGTCGGGTTCCTCGGGACACTGGGCAAGGTTCTCGGTCTGGCTGGGTCGGTTGCCGGCGCCGGCGGGTTCCTTTCGGGCGGCGCCGGCGTAGCCGGAGCCGTCGGTACGGTCAGTATGCCGGGTGTCAGTTCGGCCAGTTTCATGGTGTCGCACAACGGCGGCATCGTCGGCACGCCCGGGCCTCGGTTCTCCGGGCCGGCTGAGTGGTTCGCCAACGCTCCGCGCTACCAC